ATCTTAAACTAAAAAAACTACGGAGAAATAAAGGATTTAATAATGAACACAGTACAACTGGTGACAGTGACACCCAACGCAGAAGAAACGATGGGTTACATAGCGAGAGTCAGCAACCCCAAGAATCAGGACAACCCTAATGTCTCTGGACTCCTTGGTTACTGTATAAAACATAATCATTGGTCTGTATTTGAGCAAGCACATATGTCTTTAGAAGTGGAAACAACTAGAGGTATTGCTGCTCAAGTTTTAAGACATAGATCATTTACATTCCAAGAGTTTAGTCAACGCTATGCAAATACAAATTTACTTGGAGCAATACCTGTGCCTGATCTTCGTAGTCAGGACTTAAAGAACCGTCAGAATAGTAATGATGACATACCAGAAGAACAAACGAAAAGGTTACAAGATCAGATTGCAAGATATTTCGCTGAAGGACTTGATCTATACAATGAACTTATCCGTGAGGGTGTTGCGAAGGAATGTGCGAGATTTGTTCTCCCGTTAGCAACACCTACCAAGATCTACATGACAGGAAGTGTACGTTCTTGGATTCACTACATAGAACTACGTTCTGCACACGGTACACAAAAAGAACATATGGACATTGCATTAGATACTAAAAGAGTATTCAAAGAACAGTTCCCTATCTGTTCAACAGCATTAGGATGGAACTCATGACATTTTCAAAAGAATTAAAAGAAGCAACTAAAGTATCTCACTCAGCAGCAGAAAATACAAAATTTGTTGCAGGATTTCTTAGAGGAGTTGTAGATCCAGAAGACTATCGTAAACTGATTGCTAACTTCTGGTATGTTTACAGCACCATGGAGAAATTAATTGATGATGCTGATGATTCAGTTGTAAAAGTATTACAAGGATGGCAAACAGATTTAGATCGTAAACAATCATTAGAGAAAGATCTCTCATATTATTATGGTACTGACTGGAGGGAGGAGGTAGTAGCTTCAGAAGCATGTGATACTTATTGTTCTAGATTAAATAAATTGGCACAAGAAGATCCATATCTTTTACTTGCTCATCATTATACTAGATACATTGGTGACCTATCAGGTGGTCAGATCCTTTGTAAGATAGCAAAGAATGCACTCAATCCTCCTGCAGGAGAGGGGTTGCATTTCTATGAGTTTCCTAACATTCACAATGCAAAAGAATGGAAGACAACTTATAGAGAAGTGCTTGATACATTATCATTAGATCAATCACAAAAGAATGCTTTGTTTGATGAAGCAAACTTTGCTTTTCGTCTTAACATGTACATGTTTGATGAGATTAAATCAGAAGATCCTTACCCTGCAATGACAGCATTGAAAGGTTTCTGGAAAGTAATCACTGGTTCTATCAGAGGAAAATAAATGCCAACATATCCTGTAAAAAATTTAAAGACCGAAGAGAAGAAAGAACTCTCCATGACCATGAAAGAATATGAACAATGGAGAAAAGATAATCCCGATTGGGATAAAGATTGGCAAGCAGGAGTTGCTGCTGCTGGTGAAGTAGGAGAGTGGCGAGACAAGATGGCAACCACACATCCTGGTTGGGTAGATATTATGAAGAATAAAGTTCTTCCCAAAGCAGAATATGTAAACAACAAAACTATCACAGACAAATACAGATACTAACATGCCAGTAAAAAGAAAAAGTAATCATCAGAAAGCACCTGGTCAGGGCATGACTCTGAAACAGAGGAAGCGTAGGAAACCTATTAGTGAAGACTATATGGTTCCTGTTGAACCCATCACAGATAATCAAAAAAGATTCTTTGATGCGTGGGATGAAGGTAAGATGATCTATGCCTATGGTGTAGCAGGAACAGGTAAAACTTTTATTGCTTTGTATAAAGCTTTGAAAGATGTTCTAGGAGAGACAACACCATACGAGAAGATCTATATTGTTAGATCGTTAGTTGCTACTAGAGAGATTGGTTTCTTACCTGGTGATCACGAGGACAAGTCATCACTGTATCAGATACCATACAAGAACATGGTACAAGCAATGTTTGAAATGCCTGATGACAATTCTTATGAAATGTTGTATGATAATCTTAAGGCACAAGAAACAATATCATTCTGGTCTACCAGTTTCATTCGTGGAACTACATTAGATAATGCTGTTGTTATAATTGATGAGTGTCAAAACTTAAACTTCCATGAGTTAGATAGTATTATCACTCGTGTAGGACAGGACAGTAGGATTATATTCTGTGGTGATGCTGCACAAACTGACTTGCAAAAGATCAGTGAGCGTAGTGGTATTTTAGACTTCCAACGTATCATTCAGAACATGGAAGAGTTTTCTTTAGTGGAATTTAATCTAGAAGATATTGTTAGGTCTGGTCTTGTTAGATCTTATCTAATTAATAAAATTAATTTAGGATTATGAAATTATATAATCACATTGGACTTGATCCTATTGAATTATGTGCTACAATGGTGGAAGGTAAACGTGTTTACTCTACACCCGAAGGAGATAGGTTTCCATCTGTCACCACTGTGATTAGTAACAATGCCGAGAAGAAAAAAGCAATAGCAAAATGGAGGAAAAGAGTAGGCACAGAAAAAGCAAATAATATAAGTGCGAGATCAACACACCGAGGTACAAAGTATCATTCTATTGTAGAAGATTATCTTAACAACCAACTAACTCTGTCAGAATATGATAAGTATCCACTTCCAGTTCTGATGTTTCAGCATAGCGTTAAGACTCTAGAAAGGATAAATAATATATACCTCCAAGAAGCAGCACTTTATAGTAGACATCTTGAATTGGCAGGAAGAGTAGATTGTATTGCTGAGTTTGATGGCGAACTTTCTATCATTGACTTCAAGACATCTGCTGAACCAAAACGAGAAAAATACATGTATGATTATTTCGTACAGGAAACTGCCTATGCATGTATGCTTCAAGAACAATATGATATAACTGTCAAACAACTAGTAACAATCGTTGCTTGTGAAAATGGAGAAACTCAAGTGGTATCACGACCACCTAAGAAAGAATTTTTCATCAAGTTGATGTCATACATTGACGAATACCAAGAACGATATGGACAAAAAACAATTATTAGAGGATAAATTTATGACCGCTGCGAGATTCTCGCAAGAGGTGGAGAAGATTGCCTTTGACAATCCCAACATGAATTACATTGATTCTGTTATCCACTACTGTGAAGTGAATGAAATTGAATTAGATAGTATAGGTAAATTAGTAAGTAAACCTTTGAAAGAAAAACTAAAACATGAAGCACAACAACTAAACTTTATGAAGAAAACATCCAGAGCAAAATTAATGTTAGTATGAGTTTTTTTAAATCCGATATCGTTAAAGGAGACATTCAAGAGATGATGGAACTACAACAGTTCTGTTTTCGTTCTGCTATGAATTTTATTCTATTAGATAAAGATAGAAAGTTGGAATACTTTGAAGCATTGGAGACTCTTATAGAAAAACAAAAGATATTTTATGCTCGTGCTAAGTTGAGTGAAGACCCAGAAGCAAAGTCTGTGGTTGACACAATGAAACAAGGCATTATAATGTTAGGTGCAACACCTGATACAAGTATTGAAAAAATGTTTTCTGAACTCCTAGAAAAAGTTCAGTCAATGAAAAGACAAACAGAGGCACAGGGTTGACGCCCGTTCCTGTGCCTGTTATAATGTGTAATTGAAAGGGCAACAGACCAAATCCAAATTAATCCGAGGTAATCTAAATGTCATTCGCAGATCTAAAGCGTAAATCCCAGACCAATTTTTCATTCTTACAAAAAGAATTAGAAAAATCATCCAGCAATAAAAATGTTGATGAGAGATTCTGGAAGCCTGAAGTTGACGCTTCTGGTAATGGATACGCAGTTATCCGTTTCCTTCCTGCTCCTGATGGGGAGACAGTTCCATGGGCAAAACTATACTCACATGCCTTTCAAGGACCAGGCGGTTGGTATATTGAAAACTCTCTCACTACAATAGGTGACAAAGATCCAGTTGGCGAAGTCAACCGTCGTCTTTGGAACAGTGGTGAAGATGCAGACAAAGAGACTGCTCGTAAACAGAAGAGAAAACTCTCCTACTACAGCAACATCTTAGTCGTAAAAGATCCTAAGCACCCTGAGAACGAAGGTAAAACTTTCTTGTATAAGTATGGTAAAAAAATCCATGACAAGATACTTGCAGCAATGCAACCTGAGTTTCAAGATGAAGAACCAGTAAATGTTTTTGATCTATGGGAAGGTGCTAACTTCAAGTTGAAGATTAAAAAAGTTGCAGGGTTCTGGAACTATGACAGCAGTGAGTTTGATAGTGTTTCTGCTATTAGTTCAGATGATTCTGAATTGGAAGCAGTCTGGAAAAAAGAATACTCGTTAGAGTCATTCACTTCTAGAGATCAGTTCAAGTCTTATGAAGATCTTGAGCGTCGTTTAAATCTCGTTCTTGGTATAGGTCAACGACCAGTTACCGCTACACCTACAGTAGATGACGAAGAGTTTGAACCTATTCCAGTTGCTGCAGTACCATCACCTGTAAAAGAAGAAGCAGTAGTTGATGATGACGATGCGTTATCATACTTTGCGAAACTTGCAGAAGAATAACTAATGAATGATCTCTGGGTTAACTATAAAGCAACCGTTGCTGAGTTATTCCCTGACATACAATTTGTTCAGCGTCATGCTGAGTGGACTAATGAAAAAGGTGTAAACCTAACTGCTGACCTCTACAAAGGTCAGCATTTTATTAAGTCTAGACAAATAGATATATGGGATAACAAGTCTTGCACTATTCATAATAATATAATCTATCCTAAGACAGGAGCAAATCTTCCTTGTTTTGGTATGGATCTTATGGGTATGAGTGATAAGAGAGTGGTATTAGTTTTTGATTTTCAACATCCAGTAGAAAATTATCTTTTTTCTACTGACAAATTACCATTAGCAACTGGAACTTATAGATTTTTTGAACCTGGCAATCACTTCTCAAAAAATATCTACGTTAGATATTGTAAACCTGATGAAGTTGAAGATCACTTACCTATGTTCAGAAAGTATCTTGAATTTTATAAAGAACTTATAGATGAACACAAACCAACTGGTGAAGATACAACACAGTATCATGACTTTGATGACTACATGATAAGACTAGATCCTATCTCAGGATATCTTTCCAGTAGGTTTGGTAAAAAAGAAGCAGAGACTTTAATAAAAGAATTCTTTTTTTGTTACGCACAGCAAAATTAAAAACTCAATTCTATAAAACCCCGAAAAATTTTCGGGGTATTTTTTTGTCTATAAAGTCTTCACCCATTTCAATAACCACATACGTAAGTAAATGAATGTAAATGCAGTTCCCCAAAACGTGAGGAAAGCATACAGATGATTCAATCTATGTGGTGAGAATCCAAATCCTAATGCTACAACAATTACCCAAAGGTAATCTACTATGCCATGAAAGGTTTGCCAACCATCACCAAACTTTTCTATGAGGTTCTCCCTTTGTTCTGCAAACCAAGGTGAGATGTGTCTCATCATCACGAATCCCTCATTGAGAAACATGATGGTAAATCCTATCCAAAAAATCATAACTATCCAGTTTTCTTTAATCTTTTTGCTACAAAATCATTTGAATCTTTATAAAGATTTTGTTTCCTAAAGTCGGCAACAAATCCTCTAAAATATTTTGATCTTAGTAAATATATTTCTCTTTTCTTTTCATTTTCATTGTAATAGTGATCGGAAATTGTAACAGGAGTTGCAATCTCATTACCATTCTTGACTATCACACTTCCATCTATATTTATCTTGTGCTGACCATCATAAAAAGTTTTATCTACACGTAAACCTTTATTATATCTTCCTATCTTTTCTTTGATCTCATAGTGTCTAATCTCTGAGTATGGATCATCAAATTCAGACTCTATTATTTTAGAAAGATCGTATCCAGATACTGGCCAGTCATATTGTGAATTGATTACGTTGTTTGTTAGTAAGACAACCCAATCATAAAATGGATTCCCGTATGCCTTCTTAGCAACATTGTCTGGTCTTTCACCATCAACAATAGCATACTTCTTAAAGTAAACAGCATCAGAAAATATATCATCGTTCAATTTATATCTACGAAAGAAATTTTTGGCAACAACATAATCTGACTCAGAAAATGGAAACGATATTGGTTTCTGATCGTATGCTATGTTTGGTACTATTTTAAAATACATTAGTGATTACCTGTTGCTATTTCTTCAGAGTATATGAGTTTTGTCTCTAAGAAGTTTAATTTCAATTCATACGCTACAGGACCTCCTTGAGCAAAAGTAGCATAGTTATTGTCTGGTGTATAACCAACTGTGACATCAGTTAATGCACATAATTTATACTTAGGAAGCATTTGATGTTGTTGACCTCCTCTCATGTATGAAACTTGAACTAACTTTGGAACTTTTATGAAAGCAGCATCTATTTCAGCACTATCACCATTAGATAATTCGGTTTCTCCTATACTATATGATGGCAACATTGCTCTCTTAAATTCTCTTATTATTTCAAGTATATTTTTTTCGTCTTTCTTATTATATGGTGCCATCTTAAATCCATGATCAAATGTTCTGAGATTCATGTTCTGGAATAAAACTTCAGTGTTTGGGTTTCTTATGACACCTTTTGCTCCTCCAAAAACATCACCAGTGGTAATAGTATCTCCTGTAACTGATGTTGCCAATTTAGTTATAGCTTCAGCAGCAGCATTAGTTTGTAATCTTTTAGCAATACCTTTTGTGGTGTTGCCAAGATTTCCTATAGCATTTATAAAATTATCTGATCCAGCAGTGCCAGAAATAATACCAGCAGAGATATTTCCGAATGCTTTTCCTTCCCAACCAGCAGAGAAAGCATCTCCAATATCCTCTGGCATATAAAGTATAATAGTCTTATAACCTTCAGCTTCTTTAGCACTGAATGCTACACTTGAATTGTATGCACCTAAAGTTTGATTCAGAACTTGATCTTTACTTTTCTTACTTTTTGGATCATATAAATTATCTTTTGGTCTCTCTACATCACTACCAAAAGGTGGAACATATTCATAGAATTTGAACATCATATAATCAGTTTCATTATTAATAATATCGCTTGGATATCTGAGTAGTTCAGTACCATCTGGTTCTGCAATTGTTAATGGTTGATTAACAAAAAATCCTTTATTCTTTTCATCAAGAACACCATTAGCTATTAGATTATCAATTTTTCCTGGATCTATATTATTAACAGCTTCATCATATCTGGCATCAGTAAAATATGCCTTTCCTGTCGCTTTTGATTTAAAAGATCCCTGACCTACATGAACCCATTTCTCACCGTTATAAACTGTCCCTGATCCCCTTTTACCAGGAATAAAGTCTCCTTTTTTAGGATCACCAAAATATGCAGCAATAAGTTCTTGCTTCTTGTCTCTAACGGATAGTGGGTAATCCTTTGGATCTTTATATTCAATAACGGGTTTACTTCTTCCCCTTTTATCGGTTTTGTAACCCACGATGGTTCCGTAAGCACCCTTTATTGGTGGTTCTGCAGGACTATATGACATCGGTACAATTTTTAACTATTTAGTGCCATATTTACAGATTGTTGAGTCCCATAACCTTTTACGATTCGTTCACCTCTAATTTTATCGTAGAAATTCTCTTCTGTATCAGACCAGACATCTTCTTTTTGTATAGGAAACTGTAAACCATTCACATCCTTTACAAATTCTTCTGTTGGTAATAAGATTGCAGTATCCCACTCGGTAGCAGCAAGATCAATCATCAATCCTTCTACATGTTGTTGTATATATTTGTGAAAGCATGACTTTGGAAAGTCTATTCTACCTTGCATTAATTTACTGGTAGCAATTAATCTCTTCTTTGGTTTCAAATAATGTAAGTTTGCTCCCCAGAACTGATTCTTCTCTGACTTGATAACATATACTAGGGGAAATTTGTCATAATATGGTAGATACTTTGATCTTGCACCATATTCAAACATATAAAGGTGTCCTTGTACGGTGTAACGACGAAGTTCGTTAGAGTCTTGGTCTTGTACAGCACCAATCTTATCGCTCTTCTCGTTTAATATATACTTGTCAAAATTCTTTCTGTAACTACTTGCTTCAGATTTTACAGCATTTCTGTACCATGTTAATGTTTTCTTTTGTCCTTGTGCTTTTGCGTTTATCTTTTCAAACAGAGTTTGATACCCCGCTTGTGTGGACACAGTATTCCTTTGAATAGTGCTAAATCCTGTTGCCATTGTTCTATACTCCTAGATGATCTTCGGTGAGAATCATAAAATTCATCTGCCTATCTTCACAGAAGTCTTCTGCAGCGTCCCACTTGGCACGGTTTTTAGCAAAAGTTAGTGCATCACGCTTATAGGCAGCAGTTTTTTTGTTTTTAACATTCGGTGGTTTAGTTTGTTTTTTGGGTTTTATCTCAATAATATACTTTGATATTTTTCCTGATCCTTCACGAACTTTAATGTAAAAATCAGGAAAGTATCTTCTTACCTTACCATCAGGTGCTCTGTATGGTATAATAACTTCTTCACTACCCCATTCTAGTATGGATGGTTGGTTATCACAGAATACCATGAACTTCCGTTCCCATAGTGACCTGTAGATAACTCGTCTTGCGTTACCACGGTACTTTTTAGGATTAATTGGTTTGTAAATCCCAGAGTACGCCATAAATATAATATGTTCCCTTATATTTATAAAACGTGGCAGATTTTATAAGCACATTCATAGAAGCAACTAATGACAAAGGAGGAATGTCTTTCTCCAACAGTTTTAAAGTTGACATCAAGGGTACTGGTGTAGCTGGCCTGACGGATGATAATAATTATGGTATGTCAGGTGAACCAATGTTTACTTTTCTATGCGATGAAGCACAACTTCCTAATGTTCAAGCTGCCACAGGTACATTGAAAGGGAGATATCTAGGTGAAGGACAAATAAATTATGCACACACAAGAGTATTTACAGAATTTCAATTAGCATTTCAATGTGATGCAAATATGACACCATTAAAATATCTCAACGATTGGTTTGGTATGATTTTTAAAGAGATGCCCTCAACAGATGGCGATGGTATAAAATATACGGCCAATAGATCAAATCGTTTATCATATCCATCAGATTATTGTAGAGACATATACATTACAAAAACAGAAACAAGTGGTAAAAGTGCTGTTGGTAGAGAGTCATTATGTTATGTAATGGAGAGAGCATGGCCATTTGCAGTTGATGCAGTTCCATTACAGTTTGGTACAGCACAGTTAACAAAAGTAACAGCACAGTTCTATTATACAAGACATCATGTAATTAATAAATTAAGTGGAGCGATGTCTGGAAATTATTAAAACCAAATTTGAATTTTTGATTCCATGAAAGTGGGAAAAAAAATCCTGACTTTTTTTGTTTGAAAAAGTCGCTAAATATAAATATGACCTTGGAGTAAATATAATGGCATTGCCAAAACTGGATTTACCAATTTATGAATTGGTATTACCATCAACAAAGAAGAAAGTTAAATATAGACCATTTCTAGTCAAAGAAGAGAAAGTATTGTTAATTGCACTAGAAAGTAATGATGAAAAAAATATTAGAGAAGCAGTTGTACAACTATTGAAGGGATGTATTCAAAGTAGACTAAAAGTAGAAAATTTGTCTACTTTTGATTTGGAATATATCTTCTTAAATATTCGTGCTGTATCTGTAGGTGAACAAGTAGAAATGAAGATAACTTGCACAGATGACAATAAAACTGAAGTTGGGTATACTTTAAATTTGCAAGATGTAGAAGTTAATTTTCCAAAAGGACATACTAACAAAATCATGCTAACTGACACTACAGGTATCATAATGAAATATCCATCATTTAGTAGATTTGTAGAATCTAACTTTACAGAAAAAGAAATAAATCAAGAAAGTGTTCTTGATATTATTGCAGAAAGCATAGATCAAATATTTCAAGGAGATGAGGTATTTGATGAATCTACTACCACTAAAAAAGAATTTTTACAATTTGTAGAAAGTTTAACTACTGAACAATTAACAAAAATTCAAGAATTTTTTGAAACTGCTCCTAAATTACAACATACTTTTAAGATTAAAAATCCAAATACAGGAGTTGAATCTGATTATACTATATCAGGACTGAATAATTTTTTCGGATAGCCCTCTTTCATAATACGCTAGAGGGATACTACAAAACTAACTTTGCTTTGATGCAACATCATAAATACAGCTTGAGCGATCTTGAAAATATGATGCCCTTTGAAAGACAAGTCTATACTACATTATTAATGCAATACCTAGAACAGGTAAAACAACAACAAGCACAACAGAAAAGATAATGGCAGCAGGAACAGTCGGTTACACAGATACTAGAGGTAATAAAGATTACCTAGGTATGATTGCGTCTCAAATTAAAAATAGAGTGACCGAAGCATCTGACATGGCAAATGAGGAACGTCAGTTTGCAGAAGAAAAAGCAGAATCTGGTGGAACATCATTAGACGAGGCAGGAATAGGTAAAGGTTTCTTTTTTGGGAAAGCATTAGGTAGTAGATTTGGTGGAGATGCAATTGCTAGAACTAGAGGTAGGTTTGCAAAAACTCCAGGTGCAGGGATAGATCCTGCTGGTAATGCTGCATCTAGATTTCGTGGAGGTTTTGATTTTAATGTTACTAACGAAATCGCAACTGGAGATACTTCTAATATAGAAGCTGCACTTATTAGTGGACTTAGCGGTGTATCACAAGGATTGCAAGGTGTATCACAAGCACTTATTAAAATAGATGATACTCTTGGTGGATTAGAAAGAACACAAATGGACATGGCAAGAGCAATCATGTTCCAAGGATATATAAATCAAATGTTGTTAAGTCAACAACAACGAGCAGCTGGAAGAGATTCTTTAAGAAGAGAAGAAAGATCAATTGAAGGTGGTGGTAGTGGTAGAATTGGCGGTGCAGGATTTGGTGGTGGCGGTGGTGGTCGTGGAATGATCAATGTCACACCAGGTGGTCGTAGATCTGGTGGAGGTTTTAATCCTTTAAGAGATGGATTAGGAAGTTTTGGAACATCTCAATTGTTAGGAAGAAACACAGCAACTAAAGGAGCACTAAGTAAAGGAACAAATCTTGCTAAATCTGTTAATTTGAGTAAAGTAGCCCGTAATACTTCAAACTTATTAAAAGTTCCTGCAACTGGATTGAGAAGTGCGTTTACTAATGCAAAAAACTTAACTCCACTTAAATCTTTAAAGGCACTTAAGGATACCATTACAGCTCAATCTGCAGCGGGACTTTTAGGACTTAGACTAAATCCAGTTGAACAATTAAAAAACTTCTCTAAGATTAGTAAATATGATAAAGTTGCACAGGATATGGCTAAAGGAACTAAAAGTTTTCTTAGAGGTGGATTTAGAGGTGCATCTTCAGTTCAGCCTTTTCTAGATGCAATGGATTCTACTCCAGATGAATTTGCTAAGTTTATTGAAAGTTTTGAAGATATTCCCGCAGATCAAATAGATAATGTCTTTGACGATTTAGCAAAAACTGGTTTTAAACAATCAGATTTTAAACATATTGCAACTGGTAACTATAGTCCTGAGTCATTAATTACAAGTGTGCATTCGGTTAAAAATCCTAAATTTATTGAGCCTGCTACAGAATTAATGGAAGGAGTTAGTAGACCCCCACGCATAATTAATAAAAAATTATCCCAAAAAGCAGCAGAAGAAGTTACTCCACAAAGAATTGCAGATCTATCTGATGCTGGTGTTAAGACAGCAGACATCGCAACTGATCAAATTGTTAAACAGGGAACTAAACAAGGACTCAGAAGAGGTGGTAAATTAACTAGAATGATGGTTAAGAAATTTGGTGCTGCTGGAACCAGATCTATTCTTAAGAAAATTCCAGTTGTTGCTGGTGCTGCTGGTGTTTTATTTGGTATCCAACGTGCATTAGAGGGAGATCTTTTTGGTGCTGGTCTTGAAATTACTTCTGGATTATTAGGTGCTACTGGTGTAGGTGGTGGTCTTGGATTAGCTATTGACGGTTTCTTACTTGGTAGAGATTTAGGTGCAATACCAATGGCAAAGGGTGCTCTTGTATCGGGACCTACTAATGCATTAGTTGGAGAAGCAGGTCCTGAGTTAGTAACACCTTTAAATGATGAAACATTTATTAAGTTTGGTGAGGGTATATTGAACGCTAATAAAAGAAACTATTCAGAGTTCTCAAAACAAAATGCGTCATGGTTAGCAAATATGGGAGGTAGTGGAGAAGGAGACAATTCTTTATTCAAAATTAATTTTGCTGGTAATGATAAGGTTGACTTAGATGGTATTAGTTCAAATGTGAGAGAAATTGCTCCTGCTATAAATTCACTATCTCAACAAATTGTGAGTACTGCTGGCGGTGGTGGAACTAACGTAGTTAATAACGTAGTAAATAATTATGGATCAGGTGGAAAACCTGGTGAAGGTGGTGGAGAAGATAATGGAGGAGATTTCTCTAGCTCAGGTTTAGATGCGTTTAGATTACAATATCTTGGGAGTCTTAGTTAATGGCTACTGAATCAGAAGTAACAGAACAAAAAACAGAAGCACAATATGCTACACAAGCAAATTTAATAAGTTGTGTTATTACAAATAATAAAGGAGAAGAATTACCACCACTTAATGGTGATATGATTCTAGGTTTTATACACCGTGAAAGTTTATTGTCTCCTTTTATGAGTGGCATTTTGGCAATTAGTGATAGTGCTGATTTTTTAAATGGACTTGATATGGATGGAAATCAGTCACCAATAGAAGGTGGAGAAGTTGTTAAAATAACAGTAAAAACTCCCGTCTCAAAAAATGAAGATGGTGAAACTTATGAATATAAAATATGGAAGATTGGAAATAGAATATCAATTAATAAAAAACAAGCATATGCGTTAGCATTAGTATCAGAGGAAGCATTTCTTAATGAGACAACAAGAGTTGTTGGAAGAATTCCATCAGGTGGACAAAATGATAAAGAACAACCACAGAAAAGTATTAGTGGCATTGTAGAAGATTTAATAAAGACGAATATTGGAATTAATTCTGATAAACCATTTTATTCAGAAGATACAAAATTTAAACAAGTAATTATAGGAGCAAGAAGAAGACCATTTGATATCATAACAGCATTATCAGATAAGGCAGTTTCTACTAAAGGAAAGACAGGTTCTACTGGATCAAGTAGTAGTTCGGAATCAGATGAGACAAAAGAAACTATAAAAGGAACTGCTGGATTCTTTTTCTGGGAAACAATAAGAGGATATAACTTCTTTTCAGTTGATGCATTGTGTGATGTGCCAAACGGTATATTTGCTGCACCAGATCTTAAATCTGAAACACATAAAGGATATCAAGAAAAAATTGCTAATCAGGATGGGATTGATGCCAGATCAATAATTTCTAAAATTACATTTACATCAGAAATAGATACGTTAAGTGCCTTAAGAAAAGGAAAATATTCTACTACTATGATATTTTTTAATATATCTACTGGACAATATGAAGAGTATCAGTATAAAATTAGTGATAGTTATAAAAATATGGCACATCTTGGTAATCAAACCAAAGTGTCTGATTTGAAAGTAGGAGAGAAGCAATTAGTAGAAACTCCATCAAGACTAATGACAATGGTATTGGATCATGAAACTTGGTTTAATGAACCAGGTGTGGCATCACCATATGAGAACGCAGAAAACCCAAGTGTTTTTGCTGATTGGCATAAACATTTTGCTGCACAGTCAGTTGCAAGAAAAGAGTTACTTCTAAACCAACAGTGTACTGTTGAAATTCCTGGTAATAATGAAATATGTGCAGGAGATAAAGTTGAAATAAAAGTACAGAGAAAAGCACCAGATAAATTAAAAGAAGAAGAACCATGGGATCAAGAGTCTAGTGGTGTTTACTTAGTTAAAGATGTTGAACATAGATTTAACTTTGCTGACGGAATCAGCGGAACAGTCAAAACTACGCTACAATTGTTTAGAGACTCCTATGGTGTTAAAGATACAGACACTAAACGAGGGGAATAAATAAAAGAGTACGGAGGTAAATACTCATGAAAAGCATAGAAGATCATATTAAAAAGGACAAAGAAATCCTTGAGGATCCAAAAACATCAGAACCCATGCGTCATCATATTGAAGATGAACTGCATGATTTGGAAGAGTATGTAGAACATCATAAAGATGAAATAAAGGCAGGAGATCATCACGACCCTAGTGTATTAGAGGTATTCTGTGATGTACACCCTGATGAACCAGAGTGTTTAGTATATGACGATTAATGGATGAATCATTTTCACGCATAGTACCTTCTCATAGAGTTGGTAATGATGGTTTCAACTGGTGGATTGGCCAAGTTGAAATTTCTGCTGCGGATGAAGAAAATAACAAAGGTGGTTACAGATATAAGGTAGCAATCGTAGGAGAACATCCTGCTGATAAGAACTCACTGGACACAAGTCAGTTGCCATGGGCAAACGTGATGATGCCAGTAACTCACCCATTCACACCAGGTGCAATTGGAGGAGCTCATCCTCAGTTGGTAAATGGTTGTTGGGTGATGGGTTTTTATCTTGATAATGATAAAAATAAACCTATAATCATTGGTTCAATTGGTCAAACACCAGGTGCCACAAGTAATATTCAAGATTGTATTCCTGATGATAAGACTAGATTTAAGACTTGTGTAAAAACAGATGAAGTATTTGCACCAATAGTTGAAGTTGATGGAGAAGAGGGTAGTATAGATGATAAACAAAGGCAAACTGTTTTAGCAGATGGAACAAGAGATGGTGATGGTAAGGAAAGAGTAGACTTAGGAACTAGAAAAAAAGAAGATTTTAAAAGAGAAGAATTTTGTATTACACCAGCAAGTGAAGGAGATTGTGATGACTTAAAAAAAGATTTCACATACATTCTTGGTAATTTTTTAAAAGATGTACAAAACAGCAATGGTAATGTAGGAACATACTATACTAGCAAAGTTACAGGAAGTGTTAATGACACTATTAATATAGGAAGAAGATATGTACATAAAGCAATTGCTGTAATTCAAAAATTCCTAGCAAAAGTAAAGGGATACATAACATCACTTTTACAGAAGGCAGTAAATAAATTAGTCAAAGCACTATTAAGACCTTCTGAGAGTGGTAATGCTTTAACACCTGTAACAGAATTTTTTAACAAACTTCTTAAAAATTTGGGTTGTAAAATGGCAGACCTAGGTGATAGGTTGATTTCATGGTTAACAAATCTTTTAATGAGTTACATCAATCAAATCTATCGTGCTGCTGTATGTCAGGTAGATGAGTTAGTAAACGGAATTATCTCTAAAATAATTCAATTAATGAATGAATTGTTTGATTCTATTTTAGGTCCTCTACAAGATATTCTAGGTGCTATTGCTGCCCCACTAAACATGATTGGTAATGCAATTAATTATATTCTAAATCTACTTGGTATTTCTTGTGATGGTCCTGACAATGATTGTGCAGATGATAAACTATGTACAACTGGAGAAAGAGGAAATGCTGTAGATGACTTCCTAGACAAATTATTAGCAGATCTTGATACTTTGTTTGGCGATACTCCTGCTGATTTTACACAATATGTTTGCGATGAAGCATATACAGGTGCACCATTAACTTTCACAACTGTAGGATTTACAGGGGGAGTTCCTCAAATAGGAACTGGAACTAATTCACCAAAAATTACATACTCTATTAATGATATACAGGTAACAGAGGGTGATATTGCAATATTTACTGTTACTAGATCTGGTCAGACTGATATAGCATCATCTGTTGAGTTTAAAGTACTGAATGGTCAAGGAACTGCTACTGTCGGACAAGATTTTCTTAATGCAGACGGTATTTTAGGATTCTCTCCTAATGAAACTGCTAAAACTATTGAAATCCAAACTTTAGTTGATTTTGATAGTGATAGTAATGAGACTTTCTTTATTAGAATAAAAAATAACTCCCCAGAGGGAAGTATACCAATTAAATTTAAAAAAGATATTGGTAAATGCACTATTATAGAGAAAGATATAAAAGAACCTTACGATCCTTATAAACCAGATCCAACAGATCCATTTGATCCAATACCAGACATACCAGATAACATATTAGATGAAGACGATGGAACTGGTGATAGTGGTGATACAACACCTACTTTTGCTGTGGTTGCAAATAGATCATCAGTTCCAGAGGGAGAATTTGTAATTTATACGGTCACAACAACTAATGTTGAAAGTGGAAGTATACTGTATTACACTCTATCTGGTGTTGGTATTACAAATGATGATATTGTTGGTAATAAATTAACTGGCGAATTTGTAATTGACACCAATACTGCAAAAATTACAGTTGGAATTGCTGATGATAGTACAGTAGAAGATATAGAGACTTTAACTTTTACAATTAATGGAACAGATGCATCAGTAGATGTTCTTATTACAGTAGACGATGTTGATATTGAGGATGGAGGTGTTGGTGATTCCCCAGAAACTGTATTTGAAGACTTTAAACTTCCAATAGTCAACACTGGTGACATCATTACAGATGAAAATGGTGGTATTATAGAAATACCTATTGATAATCCTGGTGGTGCATGGGCAGAAGCACCTTATGTTTTCATTGGTGGAGAAGGAAATGGTGCAACAGGAGTTGGTTTATTAGATGAAGGAGGGTTTCTTACAGAAATTAGAATTCATTCATCAGGATTTGGATACAAGAAAAATCTTGCGAAAGATAAAAATGTAAGATGTATCATTGATTCATTTACTATACTGAAAACAGGCAGAGGTTACACATCTACTCCAGATTTATATGTAAATGGTCAACTTGGTATTGCAGAAGCAATCGTAGAAAATGAAGTTGTTATTGGTGCTCGTATATTAAATAGACAAATAACTTTTGAAAAATTCCCTGCAATTAGTATTGTAGGTGGAGGCGGTTATGGTGCTAGAATGTTACCATCACTAGCATGTCTAGATACTAATGCTCTTACTACAGTTGGTGCTACTAAGATTGGTACTGGTAAATATGTTGATTGCCCATAATGTCTCACGCTCGTCCTGCTAATACCTATCCAGATTCAATCTTTCAGCAAACAACAGCTGATGAATCTCAAGAACTTTCTAGTGGTCCTAGGTTTACAACACTTATAAAAGATACAAGAACTAGAGCAGAACTTTATACAAGAGTTCTTCCTGATGACACTTCTGCTGCTCTTTGTATTGATGGACCTGCAACTGGATCTTCTAGTGGTCACATTGCTCTTGATAGTCTCGGTAGAGTTAAGATTTTAACTGGTGATAGAACTGATAACTCTCCAGCATCAGGTCAACTTCAAATAAAAACATTTGGACAAGTACAACAACATCTAGAGGCTAGTTATATTGAGTATAATGCTGGACAAGATGAAGGTGAGTATGCTTTGAATATTAAAGCATATGGAAAAGTAACAGAAAATTGTGTAGGACATCAAAGAACTATAAAAGCAACAAAGATTGTTATTGATGCTGATGATCTATTAGTAATTAAAGGACAAAATGTAAGAATTCAAGCACAAGGAGAACTTCAACTTGCAGGATCTCAGATGACCAAAGTTTTGGTTAATGATAAAGAAATTATCCTAGGTCAAAAAATGGTATTTGGTGCTGGTGAAGATACAAGAATGGCATTTGATCCTCGTGCAAATATTAGTGTAATATCAACTGGACATGTTAACCATCAAATAATAGGAGATTATAGACTTAGAACTGGTGGAGTAATGCACATGGAAGGTGCTGGCGGCACATTTGCTGCTCCATTAATAAAAACTGGACGTCAATTTGGATTAAAGATGAATACTTTGACAAAATCATATTATGGTGGTAATGTTAGTGCAGAACTCAATGCTCCAATAGTTAAAGTTGGTGGTGGACAAACACCTGGTATAGTAAAAGTAAATGCAACTGATTACAGTTTAGATACGTCAGGAAAAGCAGATATGACTATTCAAGGAACATCAAAGTATGAAGTTACTGGAAATTTAGACATAGAGGGTTCTAATCTCAATGTTAAAGGTGCAAACACAGTCGTAGAGGGAACTGGAATGGTAGAAGTTAAGAGTGCTGGAAATGTTAAGATTACTGGAGCATTAATTTACCTTAACTAAGACATAAGGTATCCTAATATACAAAGGTTGACAAATTAGAAAAAGTAGTATAATATACTCTTACACAGGATCCGAAAGATCGTAACCCTGCGTAAAGACACCCAAGTCGGGGTAGTCTCACATCCGCAGGATTTATCTTGCGAGAAATAAAAAACAAAAATGATCAAATCAACAATCGCAGCACTTGCTGCAACTCCTCTTCTATTTTCTGGTGCTGCGTTTGCAGGTCCTTACGTTAATGTGGAAGCTAGTGGTTCATATCCAGACGGAGCATATACATCAGGAACTTGGGAATTCCAAATTGGATACGAAGGTTCTACACCTAATGGAATTGACTGGTACGTATCTGGTGGTCCTACAGTGACTCACACAGAAACTGCTGATGAGTTCGGTGACACTGAACTTATTGGTTACATCGGTGGCGGTAAGTCCATCAATGATAGCGTAGGAGTATACGGTGAACTATCAGGTGCTACTAATGTAGATGACGTAGACTGGTCTGGAAAGGCAGGACTTAAGTACACTTTCTAGTGCTTTCTTAACATAATCTTAAGACCCTTTCGGGGGTCTTTTTTTATGTCAGCAACTCCTAACATCTAAATAATGTTACAGGAGGTAAAGACAATGTTACACATAAGTTGGAAGACACCAGAAGTTCCAGAATATAATGCAGAAATTCACAATCCAGAGAGGGTCTTTGCCCTGCTATGTTACCGAGGAGTTCACTATGCCAAGTGGGTGACTCTTGATGTGTTTAAAGTGTTTAACTGGGAAACAAGTAATCCAAGAAAAAATTAAATTTTAGACCTCTACATAGTAGGGGTCTTTTTTTATATAATGAATCTACTCAAGCATCCGTTGTTTCAGATCAATATGATAATTGTTTGTTCTCTTTTGTTTATAGAAATATTACATGTTAATTATCATAGAACAGCACCTCCCTGTCCTACACAGCAAATAGAGATGGAGAATGATTGGTAAATCAAGATATAACTATTGGTTATACTATAAATAATTTTTAGTTATATCAGTGGTATGCTATCAACACAATATCGTCTTCGGTTAGAAGGCATTTGCAAGTCAATTGCAGCGGGGACCGAAGTTAGTATGGGGGATATGATATGGGCACAAAAATTATCTAAAGCAAACACCTCAGCAAGAGGTATGCTACAAACAGCAAGAAGAATGAGTAAGAATCCGAACGATTCTTTTTTGAATAACTTGAATATTGGAGACCCCGATTCAAGTAATCACCGTAGGGGTTTCTTTAAACCAGAAGATGTGGTAGAATGGTTTCATCAAGAACGATCAGATGATTGGAGGCAACGAGACTGATGTGGCAATTTTTTCAATGGGCATGGAATTTAGATTGGGGTGAAGGTTTTGCTTTACTTGCATGTTTATTTGTATTCTGGTATGGAAAGAAATGGATAGATAGTAAGTTTGGTTCCATCAATCAAAAACAAGCAAAACAACTTAAAAGAATTATCAGAGAAGCAATAGACGAATCGGAACTGATAAAATGAAAGTAGTATTGTATTCTAACGGAAATCAAGAATGTGAACGTGTAAAGCAATTACTAAAGTCAGTAAAAGGAGAATTCTTAGAGTATTTTTTAGATGATGGTTTTACACAACAACAGTTTGACATGGAATTTGGTGGAGATGCAAGTTATCCACAAATACAAATTGACTATAAACATATTGGTAATTTAAAAGATACGTTGCATTATTTGCAAGACTGTGGTAAGATATAGGTAATTATAGATAAGATATGAACTGTTGGCATTGTAACACTGAACTGATATGGGGAGGTGATAATGAATGCGAATGGGCAGAAGATTTTAGTTTTGTTACGAATCTCTCTTGCCCTGAATGTAATTCTTATGTAGAAGTATATTTTCCTAAAGAAAATGAAAGTCCCAAATTGGCAGCATCACAGCAAGAAGGAACTGAAGAGGACTCTCAAACCTCAAGCACTTCGTAGTGCAAAAAAACGTCTTAAATTTCTCAAAATTAAACTTCGGTTAAATAGTAGTACATGAGGTACTCACGATGGAGAATAAGTATGTATTGAGTAAAAGGTTTTGTTTCGTAGACAATGTACCAGTTCAAATGTTTTTTGTGAACGAAATACCTTTTGCCATGGATCCTTTAGACGACATGGAAAAACAAGACGTTTGGATATTGTCAGAGTGTGCTATTAATCCAACATACACTTTAGATGATGTGCTAAGATGGTCTGAATACTTAATACAAGAAGAGTGTCACCCAGTCTTATTTGAATTGGAATTAGTTACAAAAGAAGGATTACCTGATGAGTCAATTTATTGATTTTTTGGTTGGAACATTTGCAAATAAAATACAAGCACAGTCCCATCCTACTCGTTATGCTCATATTCGTGTCTCTCATCGTTTGATAGGAGAGAACAGAATCTATGGAGAACAAGCTTATAATTATCTTTTAAATCGTCCTTACCGTCAATTTGTTATTGATGTTGTAGAAGAGAGTGAAGAAGAGTATCGTTTAAAAAATTATGAAATTGCAGACCCTCTACAGTTTGCACAATGTAAAGGACTTGATAAGATTACAGATGATATACTAACATATCGTGAAGGGTGTGATGTTATCATGAGAAAGACAGGTTCCAAATCATATCTTGGTGGCACATCCACATGTAATTGTTTTGTAACTTGGAATGGAGTTAAGACATATGTTCAAAATGAAGTTGGTCTTACAGAAGATGAATATCAGGTTACAGATAAAGGAATGCACGCAGAAGAACATACAAAGGTGTGGGGTTCTAATTATGGAGCATTTAAGTTTGTAAAACAAAACAATACTTGACAAATAATTCAGTTACTGTTATATTATAAATGTTGGACGCAACATTGGGAGTGACTGAATAAACTTACTGGCATACTGCTGGTTAAGGTGATGAGACAGAGGTGGTGCTCGCTGTCAGGAATGGCAGAACTATCTTACCAGATAGGTCTTAGGCAAAGATGTATTTACTCTGTAGTAATGCCCATCTTTTGTTGGTACACAGGAACCCAACCTCCCTCCTTTTTAATAGAGAGATATGCCCTTTAAAGATAAAGAAGAAGAAAGAAAATATAAAAGAGAGTGGGCAAGGAGAAATGGTCAAACTCTCAAGAAAAATCAAACAGGTGCAAAAAGAAAAAAACAAATGGTTATAGATGCAAAATCTTATGCATGTGTAATCTGTAATAAAACATATCCACATCAATGCATGGATCTTCATCATATAGATCCTGAGTCAAAAATATCTGGCATAGCAGAGTTGATGAGGATATCAAGTTATAAAACATTAAAAGAAGAAATTGATAAATGTGCACCTTTGTGTGCTAACTGCCATAGATTACTACATGCAGGACTAGCAGAACTACCAGAAGACCTAATTGTTATTGGATAAGGTTCCAATCTCAACGATTTCATTCTTTAGAACCCTCAGTAAAACTGGGGGTTTTTCGTGTATAAATAAAACACGAGGATAAAAGTATAACTACAGGATCAAGGTAATCATGCCATTAACACGTTTGGATAATCTTATTAGTTCAAAGACTGGTAAGTATCTTTATGTTTCACCTGATGATTTTAATGCAACTGATGCGTTATCTAATAGAGGTAACTCACCAGTAACACCATTCAAGAGTATTCAGAGAGCATTTCTAGAAATCGCAAGATATTCATACTTGCCAGGTTTCCAAAATGATAGATTTGACCAGTTTAGCATCATGTTGATGCCTGGTATTCATTACATTGACAATAGACCAGGTTTAGTAGATACAAGTAATATTGATATATTTGGATTTGATCAAGCAAACAATGCTTGGACAGATGACAGTATCCTAGATTTATCTAATTCTGATAACATATACTATAAGTTTAATAACACTGAAGGTGGTGCCATTATTCCTCGTGGTTCCTCACTTGTTGGTTATGATTTAAGAAGAACTGTTGTAAGACCTCTTTATGTTCCTGATCCTGCTGTAACAGAAAGAGAGATTCCTCGCTCTGCTATGTTCAATGTAACTGGTGGATGCTATTTCTGGCAGTTTACTCTTAAAGATGGACAAACAACATCTGAATCTCCTCTATATGACGCAGCAGCTGGAACTGGTAAAGTTTATTACGATCCAAGTGACTTTACTAAGTTAACAGCACCAAACTATTCTCACCACAAATTAACAGTATTTGAATATGCAGATACTGATGAGTTAAATCTATACTATAGAAAGATTGCTAAAGCATTCTCTGCATATCAACCAACCATTGATGATCCTGGTGAGTTTGACACAAGAATTCAAGAAAACAGAATTGTAGGTCCTCTATCTGACTCTAGAGTTATTGAGAGTCTAAAAATTACTGATGCTACTACTGATCCTAGTATTCCTGCATCTACATCAGAAATTGAAGTAACAACTAAAATTGATCACGGGTATTTCCAAGGACAATTTGTTGCTATTGATAAAACAGAGATTGATGATGTATTAGAAGGTATCTTTGCGATCAAAACAATTGATCAGACAGATTCTAGAAAATTTACTTATGAAGTTCCATTTGTTGCAAGTGCAATAGGATCTAATATTGTATCTGGACAGACTGTAAGTGTTGACACTACACCAGCACTTGGACAGAACGCACAGACATTAGCAGAAGTTGACTCAGTTGAATCTGCATCACCATATGTCTT